TTAGGTTCTTCATAGTATTTAACAGAATTCATACCTAAAGATATTAGATATTCAGCCACTTCATGTGGGTCTTTCTGCTCACTCTTACAGAAGTTTTTAAATCTTTCTGCAAGGTGTTTGTTTACATATATAGGTTTTCTTCCGTTTCTTTCTTTTAAGATTCGATCATCAAACTCATATAAGTTCATGTTTACCTCCTTGGTAAATCCCTACAACTCCTCGTAATATTTAACTAACTCGTTTAAATACCATTGACATTTTTTTAAGTCTTGTATGTTCTCTTCTTTATTCTTATGTCTATATAAATACTTCCAGATGTTACCTTCTAAGTAAGCTGCATATCCTTTTGAACCAACTCTATCTCTGATTAGTTCTATGCACTCTATCTTTCCTTGGTAATGTGCTGGTTTATTAACCATATCTGGTTTTATATCAGTTACATTATCCTGTCCGTCTTTACGAACTCGATCCCATTCTTCTTTTTTTATATCGTCTATCGACATATTTCTACTCCTTTTTTTAAATTAACTGTTGTATTCAAGTACATTTACATATATATTATAACAAATCAAAACAAAAAGGGAGATTAAATGGAAAAAGAAAAAACTTTTCTTGATACTAAACAACTCGCTCAAAGGTGGAGTAGATCTCCAAGAACGATAGAGGGATGGCGCGCAAAGAAGATTGGGCCAGACTATCTAAACCTTAACGGTAAAATTTTATATGATATTGACGAAATCATAAGAGCAGAGGAAGAAGCAAGGGTATCACATGAAGCACGCCAAACTTAGTCCGTCAGCAGCTGAAAAATGGACTAATTGCCCTGGTATGCCAACATTGGCAGCCAAGGTAGATTATCAAGTTGGTTTACCAGCCGCTGTTGGTACATTAATACACAACATGACAGAACAACTCTTAAAGGGATTCTTAGTTGATGTAACGCTTGAAGATTATTGGCTTGGTAAAAAAGAATATGTAGAAGATTTTGAAATAGAAGTCGACCAAGACATGATTGATTGTGCAAAGATTTATGTTGAATATGTGCAAGACAGAGCGAAAAGATTAAACGGCAAACTATTAGTAGAACAAAAAGTTAGATGCCAAGAAATATCAGAAGATTTATACGGTTATGCAGATGCATTAATAATCACTCCACATAAAATGTGCGTGATAGATTTAAAGACAGGTAAATATCCTGTTAGTCCAGAACACAACAAACAAGCCATGATATATGCAATAGGTGCATTATCTCGTTATGGTAATGAAGATACTGAAGTAGAGATTACAATAGTCCAACCTCGCGCAACATGGGGTGGCGGACCTATCAAGACATGGACTACCACCGCAGAGTTTTTGGTGGATTGGGCCTACGATTTCTTAAAGCCGCGTGTGGATGCGTGCTTGGAGGAAAACCCTGTATTTGTTTATGGGGATCATTGTCGCTTTTGTAACGCAAGAAGCATCTGCGATTTATATAAACAATATAATAAAGGAGAAACTAATGAGTGAAAAAGATAAAGCTGTTGATGAACCAACAGTTAAGTTCGCTGATGATGGCAAGGAACATAAAATAAATGATATGCCAGATGAAGCAAAGCAATTATATATTCGTTGGCAAGAGAAAAAACAAATCAGAGATGATTTTATTGTCAAAGCTAACAACGATATAGATGACTTAAATACTTTACTTTCATCTTACGAGGCTCGTATGAAAAACATATTAGAGCCAGTAGAGGAAAAAAAGATTGAGGTGCCTAAATGAGTTTAGCTGATATACGAAAAAAGACTAAACAAAAGCCACCAAGAATTATTGTTCATGGTGAAGCTGCTGTTGGTAAAACTTATTTAGCATCACAAACTAGAAACCCAATTATGTTAGACGTTGAAGATGGTTTAGGTAAGATTCAAATGGATCATATACCATGTAAAACATATTCTGATGTAATGAATAATTTAGATGAACTTTATAATGAGAAACATGAATATAAAACTGTTTGTGTTGATTCATTAGATTGGTTTGAACGATTGCTTTGGGATAAAGTTTGTGAAGATAATAGCTGGAAATCAATAGATCAACCAAGCTATGGTAAAGGTTATGCAGAGACACTTCGATATTGGGGTGAATATGTAGAAAAACTTAATAGACTAAGAGATAAAGGAATGATGATATTCCAGATATGTCATAGTGAAGTTAGAAAAGTGGAAGATCCGCGAATCGAAGCTTACGATAGATATTCTCTTAAACTTCATAAGAAAGCTTCAGCATTATTGTTGGAACATTCTGATGCGTGCTTTTTTGCAGCTAAGAAGTTAGGAACTATTAAGGTGCAAGGTAAGAGTGGTATGACCACTAAAACTGTGTCTGGAGATAGAATCATCTATACCAATAACGACCCAGCTTTTCTTGCAAAAAACAGATATAACTTACCAGACGAATTACCAATGGATTGGAATACAATCCGTGAGGAAATGTTGAAGTGAGCATCTTATCTGATATAGACGTGGTACAGCGAGACTTAGACAGGATAACTGCAAGACTTGATTCATTATTAACCAAAGTTGATTTTGAAGCTGAGTCTTATCCAGTTGAAACTTACGATAGGCTTGCTGATTTAAAAAAGGATTGTGAGGACTTGAATGAGTATTTGAATACTTATTCTTCTTACGATCCAGGTTAATCTAAATAGGAGTAAAAAATGGATTTAAGTAATTTTAATGTAGATACCTCTAATGAAGGTAAGTCGGTTGTTGAGCCAGGTAGACACGTTCTCCATTGGCAAGGCGAAGATGAAGATTTGGTAGAAGGTAGAAACGGTTGGCGTGGTTGTAAGATGTACTTTGAAATTGATGGTACTGGTATAAGGTTAAATCATACCTTTACTGTAGGACACGATAATGAAAAGTATGTTCAAAGTGGTGTTAAATCTATGATGCTTATGGCACAAGCTATGGGTATTAAAGAAGCACCAAAAAATACTGCAACTGAATTTATGGGTAAAAGTGTCTCAGCTGAATTAGTCAAAGATGAAAACGGTTATCTAAAGATTAATGAAGATTGGGGTAGAACTTGGCAAGCTACCGATAAAAAAGCGGAAGCCGTTGATGACAATATTAAAACTGGTCCGTCTGATTCAGATTTAGCAGCAATGGGTACAACTACTGTTGATGATGACGATACACCATTTTAACTTTAATGGTAATAACAGGCCTACGCTGTGTGCATATTGTAAAGCACCAGCTGGGCCACTACTTCACAAAGACGGAGACTATTGGTTAGGTGCGTGTAGTATGGATCATTTAAAAAAGATTGGAGAGGGTAAGCGATTACCAAATAAAGCACAGCTCAATGACGAAGGTGTTGAATACTCCATAGCACAAACCAGAGAAGTTTATTTAGAACTATCAAGAGAGGAAAATAATCAACCATTGCATAAATGGGATAGGGATAAAAGAAAAAGGGTGTTTACTTCTATAGTAAGAGAATATTTAAACTGGGCAAATGAAGTTGCCCAACAAGACGATGAAAGGGCAAAACATGGATCTGACGAAATACTTTCCAGAAGGAAATAATTTAGAACAAAATAAACCAAAAGATTTAAGCGACTTAATAAATGAAATGCAAGCACAAGGTTTGCGTATCGATCATTTACAAATAACAGGAGAAATAGTAAGAGTACCAGTTACTGATATTGCTGGTACTAAAGCTGATACTAACCAAAAGTCTGGCTATTATGTAGTCAATGAAGTAAACGGTAATTACTTTGCAACTTTTGGTAATTGGAAAACAGGCTTTGAGGGTAAATGGTCAAGTGTGAATCATCAGGCTATGACACCCCAACAAAGAGAAGATTTACAAAGTCAACTGCAAGATGCTAAGAAAAGGTCCGAAGAGGCTAAAAAACAAAGGAATGACGAAGTGGCCAATAAAGTTAAAGGTTGGTTCGAGTCTTACGCGAATGTTGTTGAACATGAGTATCTCACAAATAAAAAGGTTAAAAATTATGGTTTAAAGCAATACCAGGATATGTTGGTTTGCGGTGTGTATTCTACAACAGGAAACATTCGTTCTCTACAGTTTATTAGTAAAAATGGTGATAAAAGATTTGCTTCTGATTCAGAAATAAAAGGAAACATATTTCTCATTGGTGCAGACATAAAAGATATTCCCAAATTAGATAAAATTATATTAGCAGAGGGTTATTCAACTTCTGCAACTATTTATGAAGCTACCCAGATTCCTGTAGCTTGCGTATTTTCTGCCAATTTCGTCATGGCAGTTGCCCTTCAAATACGCAAGCTTTCAGGTGCTAGAATTGTTGTTGCCCTTGATAATGATGAGAGCGGAGTTGGAGAGAAGAAGGCGCAGGAGTGCGTGCAGGCGGTAATTAATTCATGCGTGCGTTTGCCGAGTGAACACGGAGACTTTAACGATTTATATTTACGACATGGTTTAGAAAAAGTAAAAGCTGAATTGATAGAACATAAACTAGGCATACAAAAATACGCGATTCGTAATCTTATAGGTAAACCAGAACCACAAAAGTTTTTAGTTGACGGACTTATTCCTATTGGTAAACCAGGTATTCTTGCCGCAGTTGGTGGCGTAGGTAAATCATTAAGTGTCATACAACTTGCACTTGCAATTTGTTGTGGCGGTAGGTGGTGGGGAAAAGATATTGTAGAGCGTGGTAATAGTGTCATATTCTGCGCGGAAGATGATCTTATGGAAATACATAGGCGACTAGACTTGCTCGACCCTAAGGGCAAGCGATTTAACTCCTCTTATGAAGTCTATGTATTTCCTGTTCCAGAACAAAAAGAGCCGATGATATTATTAAGAGAAGAAGGTATAACCCCTATAGCACAAGAGTTAGTAGAAGAATTAAAAGCTATACCAGATTTAAAGTTAGTATGTTTCGACCCATTACAAGCATTTACAACTGGTAATGTATCAAGCAGTAATGAAGCAGGCCAACTCTGGGGTTCTTATTGCGCTAACATATCAGCTCGTCTTGGTTGTGCAACGCTTACGATTCATCATCTGAATAAAGGTGCGTTAGCTAATGATAGTGATGATGCTATGAGCCATAGAGCTGAGATTCGTGGTGCAAGTAGTATTACTGACAGCGTGCGTTGGGCGATTGCTATGTGGCTTGCGAGCGTGGAGGATTGCGAAAGGATATGCGAGGAACAGCGAGTAACATACGAGCGTATGAGTGTGGTAAAAGCTGCTCTAGTCAAATCTAATTCTGGTAATGTTGACTATACTACCAAGACATTATTTAGAAAAGACGGAGTGCTAGAACCATTAGAAGAATTACAAAATCCATTAAATTTATATGATCAATTTTAAAAGGAGAAAACTATGAACTGTTGGCATTGTGGAACAAAAGTAATATGGGGTGGCGACCATGATATTGGAGATGAAAACGAAGAATATGACATCGTTACTAATTTGTCTTGTCCTAAGTGTGAGGCATTTATTGAGGTGTATTTACCAAAAATTAAAGAAAATGACGACTGATTTGAATAAAATCGTTGGGAACTTTAGGGACATACTAGGGAATCTAAGGGACATACTAGGGAACGAGAGGGTCAACACTAGGGAAGGAGATGCCCATATATCCATACATATACATATGTATAAGAGAGCAAACCCCTTTAGGGGGTTTGACTCTCTGGAAGGCAAGCACGCAGGAAGGCAAACGTTATGAGAAGATTTGGACAAATAGATAAAGCCTATTGGTGGATAACTGCTCATGCGAGCGAGCGTGGAGAGAGAACTGCGCTTATACCCATAACGCTTGCGCGCAAGGAAGGAGATTTCTCACGCGTGCGTCAATTAATCTGGCATTGGTATCGAAGTGAGGTTGCAGGGAATGAGGAGTTATCTATGACTGCACGCTTTGTTGGTTGGGCATTGTGCGAGCGTTGGCGGTATGAAACTTGGTCGTCGCATGATGCGATTAGTTATTATGCAAAGATGACGGCGGTTAATCGTAAGAGTGTGGGTAAGGCGATTGCGGAATTGAGTGATGCAGGATTAATCTGGATTGTTTTGGAAGGAGAGCCGAAGCGGTTAAAGAAATCCCAGAGCGGTGGGAAGAAACATTTTATTTTGGTTGGTTTAGCTGACTTGGTGCGTGAGTGAGCGTGAAAGAGAGCTAGGCATACCTGGAGAGGAGTGAAAGGGGGATCGTGGTCTATAGATACACCTAAGCTCGTAGATTCATTATAAGGGTAAAGCAATGCATTACCTAGTCTTTTTAATTTTAATTTAATAGAAGGGTTGAGGGTGGCTCGTGCGTGCTTGCTTGCGTGGGGGGACTAGCGAGAGATTTTAGGGGGGGTGTCATCTACGGAGAGTAATGACACTCTCGCTAGTCGTAACTTATTGCTTGCGGTCGATTATTACTATTGCTAGAGAGGTTAGTAATAGCATTAAAAAGAATACTCCTACAAGCGATAGTATTATTTTTATAATCAGTTCAAGCATTAATATATTTGGTTAGGGTTGTACATACAATTTTATTCTCTTTACACATTTTTTCAACTTCCTTTTTCATGTCATATAGGGTTGGGTTGCCT